CTTTCAATGAAGTCAGCGTCATGGTGGCGATGGTTTTCTCCAGTGCCGCGACCCTCAGGCAGAGGGCGTCGAATTGCTTCTGTGAAACGTTGGTGGTGGACGGCATTATGTTCTGTTTTGTGTATAGCACCGCTTTGATTTTAATACGATTGAACGAATTAAGGACACGCCCCCATTTAGACTACAACCAACACGAACAAGCAATACCCCCAAACGCCATGCATCCCGTGATTGAATCTATCAACAATATCCCGCAGCACAAGCAGAAGTCCCAGGAATGGCTGGACCAGCGGAAAGGATTCCTTACCAGTAGCGACGCGGCCAGTGCGCTAGGCACGAATCCGTACTCGAGCTACGACGAGCTGGTCTTCAAAAAGTGCGGCGTTGCCAAGCCGTTCACAGGCAACATCGCGACGCGCCACGGCGAGAAGTATGAGGACGAAGCGATCGAGCGATACTGCAGTGTCATGGGGATGGTCAACCACGAGTTTGGCCTCATCCCGTACGCGCTGGTGCCCAGGGACGAACCGGATCCCGAACTGAACTTCCTTGCGGGCAGCCCCGACGGCATAGCGCTGCCCGTGGACGGCGACGATGACTCCGAGCCCATCCTCATTGAGGTCAAGTGCCCCTTCCGGCGGAAACCGAAGCAGGGGCACTGCCCCGAGCACTACCTGCCCCAAGTGCAGCTCAACATGCTCATATGTGGGCTGAAGAAAGCCGACTTCATCGAGTACCTCCCCCAGACGCAAGAGCTGTTCATCACGCGCATCCACATTGACCACGATTGGCTCAACGCGAACTACGGGCACTTCAAGGGGTTCTGGCAGCAAGTGGAGCTGTACAGGACCAACGGCATCGAGACACACGAAAAATACGCCAAGATAAAAGCGGCGTGTGACAAGGCGATTGAGAAGGACCTCCAGCGCCAAGCCAAGGAGGAGCTTCAAAAGAACCAAGGATGCCTTTTGGACACCGACTCCGACTAAGCACACCGGCGTTCAAATATGTTAAGGATAAAGTGCAGTATATATAATAGCAAGATGGGTATCCGCGGTTTAACGAGCCTTATCAGCAAGAGAGCGCCCGGAGCCATACAAAAAGTGCCAGATGACGACTTGGTGGGTAAAAAGTTTGCCATCGATTCAAGCATCTTGATGTACAAATTTAGCCATGCGTCTAAAAGCCACGAGAACGCCCACACCATTGGGTTTTTGAACAGAATCACGAGCTTGTTGCATGGAGGCATCCTCCCTGTGTTCGTGTTCGACGGGGTGCCACCAGATGAAAAGCTGAGCACTCTCAAGAAACGGAAGGAGGACAAAAGGAAGCTGTACGTGAAAGTAGAGGCGCTGGAGGCCCTGCTGCCGACGCTGACACTGGAATCGGAAATAGATGAATGCACCCGCAGCATCGCGCACTACAGAAACCAGATAGTCAAGGTGACGGAAGAACAAAAGGCGGACGTGGCGGAGCTGCTGCGCGTCCTAGGAATACCTGTTGTGTACTCACCTGGCGAGGCGGAGCAGACCTGCGCCTTCATGCAACGGAGTGGGATCGTCGATTACTGCGTCACCGACGACAGCGACGCGTTCCCGTTTGGCGCCCTGAAGGTCATCAAGCTGACCAAGCTGAAACTGAAGAAAGGAGGTGTGGACGTGTTTTCGCTTGACGCGGTCCTGGAAGGCACCGGGCTATCGTACGCGTCCTTTGTCGACATGTGCATCCTCTCGGGCTGCGATTTCTGCGACACAGTCCCTCGGATTGGTCCGGTGAGTGCCTTCAAGCTCATCGCAAAGCACAAGTCCATCGAGGAGGCGGCCAAGCAGAATGACGCCCTCAGAGCGCCGAGTTTCCGGTTTAGCAAGGCACGAGACATCTTCAAAGCGGGCCATCAGGAGGTTGGGAGCACGGCCCTCCTCGAATTGGACAAGGAGGGTCTGCGCAACTTCTTGCGCGACAAAGGCTTTCAATCGAGGGACATCCAGAAGTGGTTGAACAAAGCCGATGCCTCCAGGGCCGAATATCATGCCCGGAATTGAGCAAAATAAAAATATACGCCCCCATCAATAACTAATGCTCTCTCGCCAGGAATTCAGACAACTCTTCGGGTTCTCCTCGAAACGGAAGGCAACCAAGGCTAAGTCTACGAAGAAGAAAAGCGCCACCGCTCCCAAGAAGAAGAAAAGCGCCACCAAGGTGGGTATGCGCACTATCGGCGGCGCCCGTCGCATGGTGATGAAGTCCTCCACCGGCGCCAAGTACTGCGTCCGCAAACGCAAGGATGGCACCTCCTACAAGTCGTACATCAAGGCGTCACCCACTGCGCGCAAGTCGCCACGTTCCCGCTTCGGCCGGGTGATGTATTCTAACGGCTCCCCAGGGGTGCTCTCTGGCGCGTCGGGTGCCACGGGCGTCCAGCCGTACGCCTCTCGCAGCTCTCAGCCTGCGCGCCTTGTCATGGGGCCCACTACCGCTTTCGGGGGGAAAAGCCCAAAGAGCGCCACCAAGACCAAGAAGGCTCAGGACAAGGAGAAGAAGCGCAAGGAAGCGAAGAAGAAGAAGAAGGCAGCCGACGCCGCCGCTGCCGCCAAGAAGAAGAAGAAAGAGGCCGCCGCCAAGAAGAAGAAGGCCGCCCTGAAGAAGAAAAAGTCCTCGTCCAAGTCCAAGTCCAAGTCGTCGCCCAAGAAGAAGGCGTCGCCTAAAAGACGTTCGCGCCCGGCCACTTCGGGGTACGAGCGCCCCTACCGGTCGTACAACATGTACAGCAGCTTCGGCAAGGGCTACACGAGAGGCGCCGGTGTTGGTGGCTACTCGTCGATGGCTGGGTACCCAGGCGTCAACCGCTTCGTTGGCCCAGTCCTCTAAGCAAACCCAACAGAGATGAATGACTAAAGCTAAAGTTGTAGCTGAAGTCATGTTTCTTTCTAGTCGTTTAGATCGCGTCGTAATCGTTGCGCATCTGCATCCGCGCCTCCATGTCGGCTGTGACACTCTCCGCACTGGCGGCCGGCACCGGGACCGAAGATGACACCATTGGTGCCGGTGTGGTCTTGGTGGCGAATTGGGTGTCGTCCCAGTCGTTGCGCATCTGCACCCGCTGAACGGTGTCGGCAGTGACACTCTCCGCACTGGAGGCCGGCACCGGGACCGAAGATGACACCATTGGCGCCGGGGTGGTCTCGTTGTCGATCCAGCCCGTTAGACGTGCCTGGCGCGCCTTGCGCAGCTGCTCGGGTGACGACACTGCTGGGGCTGGGGCTGGGTGCTTGCTCAGTGCCTCGCCCAACTGCTCTGCGACGTCTGGGATGGGCTCAAGCTCAAGATCGCCGGTGCCGCCAATCTCGTTGGAAACGTCGTACGCTGGGGTAATAGTTTGACCAGGCGTCGGCACAAGCAGGGCTTTTTCGGCGAGGTCGGCGTCCTCGATGGGCAGCTCAGCGGTTCCAAGGGCGGCGTGGGAGAAGTTCTCCGTGCGCTTCTTGCGACAGACCGACACGATTAGGAACGCGATATAGATAATCAGGGCACACTTGAGATACTTCATTTTTAGTAGTCGGTAATATTTTTTTCGGGTCACTTTAGACATTTCGATAAGTCGACGAGCTCCTCAAGGGTGACGTTCTCGCGGATGTTCAAATGCGTCTTTTCCACCGTTCGCACACTGTTGGGGTAGGTTTTGTCGACACGCTCCAAAAGCGGCTCGTAGAAGCCCCCAGGGACGTTCCATTCGCACTCCACGATGGCCACCGGGCTGTGTGTCAGTCGGGTATACTTGTCGTGGAACATCCGCCCAGCGCGTGTCCTCTCGTTGATGCTGGAGTGCTTGACTATCTTCCCGCGGTCCGTCGAATACAAGTCGTAGCGCGTCTTGTTGTTGGCGCCCCTCTTGACCTGCACCTTGAAATCAAAGGTGTGATGCGGCTTCCACTTGACCAGCGACATCTGCGTGCCGGTCCCAACCGCGAGGCGCTGCGGCGTGAAAATCAGCCCATCGCTCTCATGCTCCAGGGGGCTCTCGGCGAAGGACTCCATCATCTTCGGCAGGTCGCCGAGGCTCCAGAACCGTTTGGCTTTGACGGCGAACGGGGGGTCGGTGACGCTCGCCACAAAGGAGGACATGTACCGGTGCCGCACGTCCAACGGCTTCTTGGAGCAGTTCGAACCGTTCACCACGATGGCATCGTACGCGTAGTACGTCCAGGAGTTGTCTCCCTTGGATTCACACACCAGCTCGCCGTCAAGCAAGCACAACTTCTCGGACTGGGTTTGCACGTCGACCTCGTAAAACCTGAACGCTCTGTCCACCATCGCGCAGACGTACTGCCCGTTGATGATGTCCGCGACGAGCATGAACCGCATACCATCCGTCTTCTCACACACGCTGTATGGGTAGTGACTCAGCTTCCAGATGTATTCCCTCTCCAGTGAAACCGGCTGAGGTCCTGGGAAATTGTCGGGGTTCTTGACCATGGGCCACTCCTGAATTATCTTCCTCTTTAAATTCTTGCACAGGTCGACGTCCTCTATCAGTCGCGCAGACGGGCCGTTTTCTGAGCACAGGTTCATCGTTTGTAGTTTGGTATTGTGTGCAGTTGTATAATTACCAAAAGGGTTTGTTCTTAAGTCTCGAAGGCATCTAATTAATGTAATAATTCGCTCACCACCGGATTACACCTTTCACGCGGTTGTGGTTAATACCGGTTATAGTGCTTATGATTTCCCTTTTCCTCTTCTGGGCGCCCTTCACGTACCTGTGAGTCATGTCGGCCTCTATAGCCTCTTGATTCTTCAGGACGTAACTGGCCACGTTGTTTTCAATGGCCCATCGGAAAAAGTTCATCTGCCCCGTCGTGGTGACGATGATGTCGTCGGTCATCACCGCGGGTTGTGTCTCGGTGTAGTCCAAAATGGAGTGCGTCTCGGGGTCGACCCTGACGAAGAGGCGCTGCCGCCTGCAGAATGGATCGAACAGCTTCTTCGAGTATGCGCGCAGCTGGTTTTTGTAATCGATGTACACGTTGAATATTCGCGCCCCGCCCGCCTTGTATATCACATTGTTCTGCTTTGAAAAGTTGGTGACAAACCACTCCAGCAGCCTGAGGCTAATGACAGACTTTTGCTCCACGATGGCGCGCAGCACTTTCACATTTTGTTTCGGGTTGGAGTTGTAGAACACCAGCAGCGACTTCATCAGCAGCTCTCTCTTACCTTTTACATTCATAATTGTGCTTTATGAGTGTAGAATGTATTATCCTTAATAGAAGTTATCAGCTGAACACCTTGTTGGCGACAAACGTGGCCATGACAACGATAATGGAGACGCTGACGCTGCGGAGCACCGGCCCGTTCTTGAGCATGAGGGGCAGGAACGCGATGATAGCCTGCCTCGCCTGGGGCATCTGCACAATGGTGAGTATGACGATGGCAATGATGAGGCTCTTGGCCATTTTCTCGTCAATGCCCAGAGACTTGACAACCTGAAAGCCGGGGACGAAGTTCTCAAGGCCCGGCGGCGATGCTAGGTGCTCCATACCGGCGATGCTGTTGTTAATGGTCTGCTGAGGGAGGGCGCGATCGGGCTGCGGCATGTTGGCGTCCCTGTAGCCCCCCTGCACCTGAGGCGACGGTGGGCCGCCGAGAAGCTGGTTGATTGGAGTGGACTGATCCTGGTCTGACATTGTCTTTTACTGCTAGGCAATTTTTTTATACAGAGGATTTAACG